TCTATCATCATCATCTTTAATTGAGTTAGCGTAGTGGTCGGAAAAGAGAACCAAGGCATCAACTTTGATATCCTTCACTTCAGGACCCACTCCACGTACGACAAACTTATGTGTGCTATGCCCAAACCCAGCTGTGGTTTTAGCGGCCTCTTTTCCTAGCAGATACAAACCACTTTTAGTTTTGGTCATACCATCATCTTTACCTTTCTCTACAACCTCGATGAGAACAAAATCCTGCTTCGGTGCTATGTCTTTCATAGATACTCCTTATGTGCTATTAGTATAAAAAAAAGACCTTCAGACTTGAAGGTCCTATACATTACTTTTGCGCTTTTAATCGTAAGTACCGTTGACGGCAATATTCACGTGAACGCGCTTTCTTCTCCTCGTCAGTAAGTTTACCCTTTTTCTTAGCTTGCTTCTCTTTCTTAGGAGCAGAGGGTCCTGTTACACGAACAGATTCGGTTTCTTCAACATTCTTATTGATAAGAGCAAGCAATTCCTTGCGTTCCTTTTCCTTGGCAGCGGCCTTTTCTTTCTGACGCTCCTCATACATAGCGCGCATCTTTGCTTTTTGTGCTTCCTTCTTTGCTTCTAACTCGCGCTGTTCCTTCGTTTTCCTTGGGGCACGTAATTTCTGAACTTTCTCTCCTGCATAAGAGACATATGCTTCTTGACAAGAATCGCAATTAAAAAATACATGCTCGCGTGGCTGGGATACTTCCCCCTCCCCTACATCGATGAACGGGTAATCGTAGGTAACTCCGGTTATTCTCATTTCTTGTTTGCATGTTGGGCAATTCATTGTTATTTTCCTTGATACTGTTTTACAAGACGTTTAGCCGCAGCAAGCGATCTAACCATATCAATCCACTGACCATTGCGATAAATAACAAACCAGCTACCTTCTTTTTTGATCTCGTACATTGTTAGCCCCTGTTGTATATGATATAAGAATATTATTCTTCAGTTCCAAAATACTCTGCTGGGTTTACAGGACTGTATACAGCGTTTTTTACTTGGGGGCTCCGTGAGTCAGAAATTCTCGTCCATTCCCAATCCAGTTGGTAAAAAATACTATACAACTAGTCGTCCATCTTATGAAACCCTGTTTGATCTACATATGCAGGCAACGGTTTTTTTATAATGGGATAGAAGCTATATCTCCCATCATGCTTTATGCTGTAACAAAACAATCCCTTAGGGTTATGCTTCATCCAAAATCTGCGTATTCTATCTACATATAAATCTCGAGTAGTCCAAAATCCCGGATAATATTCATCTCCAGAGGGGAGTTCACGAAGCACAAGCGGATTATAAGGAAGCCGTTGATATGTATGTAATAGATTTCCTTCCATATCAAACGACTGTACTTCATTGTTACGCTCTTTATTAATGCATACAGGGGTAAATGCACGATCAAAGACGATTTCTTCCTTCATAGGAATTACTTCTACATAGTATTTTTCTAGGAAGAAACAATCAAGAGCTGTATGCACTACTTGAATAAACGTTACCTGCGGGTAATATGTATCGGGATATGTAAGAGGGAGACAACGTAAGCCCTCTACGAGGGCAGTAACAGACGTGGAGGGCAATAAATCCATTATGGTGCTGGTTGCCCGTACGCGTCGTGCAGGACTTCATCGGTAGTTTTAGGGTCTACAAAGAATGAGGTTGTTGACGTTTCCCCTACTGCTCTGCTATTATAATAGCTGTTTATAGAGCTTACACTGGCATTCAATACAGAAGGAACATTACTTGCAGTCCACATATAACTATTTCCGAGACCTATATTGAGGCTTTCTCGTTCCTCAAGAGCATCCTCTGTACCCATAAATGTGACAGTCCATTGATTAGTAAATTGCACAGCATCGAGAAGTCCCCTTATGTAGTGAAGACCATTATTTCCTTTGTGCCTCTCGGAACTATTCTCCTCTCCATCAGTAATAATCAAGAATAGAACAGCATCATCTTCCTGTAGCTTATGAGATGTGAGTTGCCTCTCTACCCCATATGCAATAGCATCGTACATGGCTGTTCCCCCTTTAGGAAGGTAGTCATGGTCTTGAAGCAAGGGAATTTCTTCAACAGAGATATCTTCAAATAATACCTTATGCTTCTCATTGAAAGATATGAGAGTAACACGTGTCTCTCCCCCAGTTCTCTCATTTGCCACACGTAATGCTTTTAGTTGGGCATTGCACATAGAAATGGCTGATTCTCGAATACTTCCCATCGATCCTGATTCATCAACAATCAGTGTTACATATGTAGTCATCTACATTCTCCTCTTCGAGCTCCCCGTCCCATATTTCCATAAAAGAGAGAATCAGGCCTTCATCGAAGCCTCCTAATCTCTTCTTTTTATCCTCTTTTGCCAAGAGCACTTCTTCGTTACGTATATTTAGTTTCTGCATCAGAAAGTCAACTACTTCCAGTACATCACCCAACTCGTCTATGACCCTGTCTCGTGTGTAATTCCCTAGGATATATTGCAACGCAGCTATTTTTACTTCCTCGGATTCTTCAACAAGCTTTTTAACTGCATAGGAAACTAACTCGTCTTCTGGAACACGATGTATGTAGTTAACCTCTTCAATAAGAGGTGGCATCTTGTCGCGGATAAGTTTATCGAACATCACTTTTCTAGTCATGCTTATTCCTCTTTTCAATAAGATATTCTACATATGCTTGGCATCTTCAGTGATCAATAACCATAAGTATAACCAATCCAATAAGAAACACAAGGGCTATGACAATCTCTATAAGAGCTGCTAGAGCTATATTTCCTCCTCGAGATCATAACTCTCCCACTCACCACATATCTTCACCATATCATCAAGAAGGGCATTGGCTCCATCATCGCAATATGAGCAGCGCGTTTCCCCGTGCACCCCGCGTATGTAGTATGGGCATACCTTTCGCTTAGGAGGAGAATACAAACTCTCCCCTTCTTTATTTTTAATAAGATCATAACAATACGGTCCTAGTGGAATAAATCGCTTTCTATGAGGAGTAAGAAAGCGTAGTATGCGTGCTGTTTTATGCTTCACGATCTTCTACCGCCTGTGCTTGTTCGATTCCCTTAGCAACACGTTGAGCTTCTTTTTTGGATTCAAAGAGGAGTCGCGCCCTCCACGATGTAGTAAAGTGTTCCCCGTCCCAATACAAAGTGATGACTTCTCCTGCGTAGTATGGGATTCTTTTTTCTACATGATATGCCATACCCCCTCCTTATTTCTCTCTAATATTTCAGCTACAGCGTCGCAAGCAATAATAGCAATATCGTTTAAGGATACATAATGATCTTTTTCATCTAGCTTTCTATTAATAGCCTGCAATACCGCGTTCTTCATAGAGAGACGGAATGACGTAGCCAATACAGGAATAGTAGGGAGATCAGACAGATGCGTTATACATTCTCGATTACGCTTACCATTCGTAACGAGCCACACCCCATCAGCAGGAAAGCCTTCAAATGTTTCCCCAATTTCTTTATATCTACTACCTACTTTCCTATATACCTTTTCACCCATACCATACTCCTTGCCTATATAATATAAACCAGAGAGCTGTTCTGTTTACATAAAAATAGGTCAGATTTCTCTGACCTATAAAATTTACTTAAGAGCCTCTCCAACGGGAGCATATCTCTCAGAGTTTAGTACTTGAAGCATAAACTCACGAGGAGTGGTGCCGGCGACAGCGTAGCTGAAAACCGATGGTGAGCAACCCGATACCAGCGACACACCGCTCTCATGTTGTCGTACTGGAAGGGAGTCGTTACGAGCACTTACATTCCAGAAGACGATCTGAGGAAGGGTAAGCCCGACATCTTCAAAGCGCTCCTTCGCACGCTCGAAGTTTGTTTGCTGTGGGTTAGCACAAGAATCAAATTCCATGTCACTGACAATGAAGATTGTTGTAGGTACATCCTCTTTCTTAACGTTTGGATTTTTCGCCGCGTCAAGAATAAGATCGAATACCTTATCAATATCTGTGCTCATGTTCCAGTCATCCGTAACCATCGAAGCAAGCCTATCGTACAGTGTTCCTGTAGAAGGAATGCTCTGCAACTTTGGTTGCCGTGAGAAGGTGATGAACTTGTTCTTGAATGGTCCTACGTTTCTCTCTGCGAAATACAATGCCAAAGACAATGCCACGGAGATAGGAGTTCCACTCATAGAACCAGATACATCAGCTACAACAATAGCCTTCTGATTTTCCTCAACATAGTTAGGAAGGTTGTTCCACAACGTCTCGTAGAATCTCTTGTCCTTCTCTGTAACAGAGTTGGCCGTCCAATACCTGCTAGCCCAAGGCTGCAGATTCTCTACAATCTGGTATGGGTACAGCGTAGCAGTGTTTACCTTCTCCTCTCCCTTTTCCACAGCAGCAATGTGAGCAGCCATCTTATCAGGAAGGTGCTTGTACAAAGCAGTCTTATACTTCATACGTGCCTGAGAAGGCAGCGCCTCGAGATCAATTGCTTCCCAGTTGCCAGAAGACATTTTCTTCTCAACAACATCGATATGCTTTCTCAATTGAGCAAGAGTCTGTCGGTATTCTTTGTGGGACAGTCCAAGGTCCTTTGCAATTCTCTTAGCAAGAGCAACAGTCTCCTTGCTCGATGTGTTGATGGAGGGCATCCACTTTGCAAGCAGCGAAATAGAACCAGCTGTCGCTTTGTATTCCTTCAAGTCAGTAATAAACTGAGTCTTGACCACAGCACGTACTGCAGCGTACCGATCGTAGACAGTAAGCAAGTCATCCCAACGACCATACTCAGCCACAAGAAGGGAAAGCTTTGCAATCTGCTCGTCTGTGATGTTGTCAAACAGCGTAGTAAGGTTGGTGCGAAAGAACTTACGCTCTCCCTGTCCGCCTCGTACGTCACGAATATAGAACAAGCACTTTGTTGCCAGCTCACGATCTTCATCGAAAGCAAGGGCAAACAACCGCTTTGCTTCATTCTCAGAGCGTGTTCGATATGCTCCACCGAGGGAAAAGAGGTCAACAAGTGGTGAGAGAGTTGTTGAAAACGTTGCCGCACCATTCTCCGTACGAACGCGAGACGCCGCTTCGTTGAGCGAATTGATAAATGTGTTCATTTAAACCTCCTAGGCACAATTTTTACTTTCATCTATTGATAGTTTTTGTTAGATTGCTGTGTGTGCCCATCTAAAGTTAATTTGTTTCAAGACGCGTTAATGCGTCTTTCAATACTTTTTTATGTACTTTTCAAAAATCAATACTTTTTGATAGAAAATCGAGATGCAAGAAGATCAACCCTCTTCATGCGGTAGAGATTATCCTCGTCCAGAGTTTAGCAACGTCTTTCTGCTGTTTCCAGCAGCGTCGCTTTTTAAATCTATGGTTAAGTTGCTGTATGCATCTCTCCTCTATCAAAAATCATATTCAAGATGCTGTAAACAATTATACATTAAAAGTGTATTCGTTTTATGTTGCTGTAAGCATCTTTCTGTAAAAAATCTAAATAATTAAGACACGCTTTTTACAATTTTTCATACTGTTTAATATATTGCTGGTTGTGTCTTTCACTATTAGTATAAGCCCTGCTGAATAAAAGTTTAAGAAAAATTTCTATCTTTTTCAAACCATCGTTCGATCTTTACCTCTGTAAGAGAGAGAGTATCATCAGCCTCTGGGGAGTAATCCAAAAATGACCATGAATCGATGTACGTAGACAAGTATGCATTATTATCCCTATGAAGAAGAACTCCTTGACAAGCAAATAATTCTCCTTCTTCTAATGGTCGCGGCGCTGTGTATTTTAGCACACGAGTAATCCATTTACCGAATACGTTTCCATTATGTCGCAGAGCCTTTTCATTCTCTGCTCTCCAGCGGTAGAGTGCTTGCTTTGTATACTCCTTTCCTGAAGGTTTTGAAGTAACAGGCTTAAACCTCCATTCCAAAGAACGTCGAAATCGCAAGTATACCTTACCATCTCGCTCCTGATATCCGTGTAGCTTTCTAAAGATAGCTCTTTTTAACCTGAAAATCTTCATATAAAATATCCTCCTCAAATGAATTGAGAAATGCATCAATACGATCATCTAGGTAAAAAGGGTCAACATCAGAGCCTCTCAAAGCGTTAGCTTCATTAGGAAATAGGGCATACGCTGCATTGAACACCGCTTGTCCTGGTCTCCATTCTGCATAAGCTACTACATACTTTTCTGCCAATGCTTGTATGATGTACTTCTTTTTCATCCTAGTAGTATAACGTTGGCGGGGGAAAGAATTGAACTTTCGATCGGTCCTTATGAGAGACCTGTGTTGCCATTACACCACCCAGCCATGTGATTACCTCTTGTCAAGGTAGCCGAGTACCCGCTGCTTTTTTTTTCAACCTCGACCCAGAGAGGAACACCCTGTCGAGACTTTCCTGTATACACAGCCTAAACGGAATGGCTGGGTTCCGACCCCAATGCTGTTACACACGTTTGGTTTAGCAAACCAACTTGACTCCTTGCCAATTGCTCATTCCCTATATTTTACCACTCGTCTTCGTATTTCTTCTTAACCTTTATCTCAATGGGCTTCTCTTCTTCGATTCTATGCTCAAACGCCTTACCACACACTGGGCAAAAATTGATTTTAAACGTAGCTGTCCCCATGCTTGTATCGTCGCGAAAGAAATCGACAAAGAGGTTATCCCCTACTACACGATAGCGAGCGTTTCCATCTTGCGAGCGTTCGTACGTAGGAAGAATGCTCAAGCTATCACAAAACGGACAGAGATTGCTTGACTCAAAAGATGGTGGATATGATATCATTGTATTCCCCTTCTGAAAGATCCTCAATATACCCCTCAAGAGTTTCAAGAGCACGAATTAATGCATCTTCGGGTGTGATTCCCTCGCTGCGATGATTACTGAAAATCTTCTGGGTTCGTTGCTCCAATACTTCTCTCTGCTTCTTGGATAAAATCTCTTCCATACTAGTTCTCCTTACATATATAATATAAGGAAACTAGAAGTGAACCTAAAACGACTTGAACGTTTACTACAAGTTTCGAAGACTTGTGTGCTTTCCATTACACTATAGGTTCTTGTATCCACGCATCAAGAAATTCTACAAATTTCTTTTTGTCTATGATATGCTCTTCGTCGTACAAGTAATTACAGTCTATTTTATAATCCTTCTCGAGATTGTAGTCAGCAATAATACATGATAGTGCTTCTACTGTAGGAGCATATGAAGTGGCAATGTCATTAACCCCGACAGGAACAAGAGACATCTCTTCCACAAGCCCTACAAAATGATTCCAAAAAGAATCATACGTAAAAATATTGTATTCATACGCTATGCGCTGAACAGCTGTGTTAACACGTATGATATATCGCGCACCCTTGTCCTGGAAAATAAGCCCCATATGCCCGTTTGGATATGTGTTCTCTCGGTGCTTGCCCATGTAGAATTTGCATTCATAATACTTTCTGTGATTCCACCCGGCAAGTGGCTTATTTCAATTGCTATCCGTTTGATAGGCTATAATGTACCGTTCTCGTGACATGTTTCTCTCCTCATTTAATACAAAGGCAAGTGGCTAGTGATTTCATCTATAATATCGGCATCGTCAGGTCCGATAGCTAACGCTGTTTTAGTAGGCACTCCGTGGAATTCTGTATTACCTACATCAGTAATTACTGCATGGGGAATGCCTGCTTTTTCCGCTGCTGCGGCAAGCTCTTCAAGCTCTTCTAAGGAGTTGACATACACAACTACTTTGGTGAATATTCCATCTATCCAAGAGCTTATTGCCTGGGATACATTAAGCTGATACACAGCAGTGTTACCATTGTCTATGTCTTTTTTATATTCCAGCCTATCGAAAATAACTTTCATCGAAGCATGAGCTCCTTGAGCAATCTCTTTCCCACGTCTCATCTTCAAATCGCGTCTGATAATTATAACCTGCTTCACTTGTTCCATATTACTCCTCCATATAGTTAGCCTCTACTAGAGTCGAACTAGTATTTTAACCTCCGCAGGGTTATGTTCTATCCATTGAACTAAGAGACCGTTGACCCTAACAAGAATCGAACTTGCATTGCATCCTTAGGAGGGATGTGCCCTATCCGTTGGACTATAGAGTCGATATACTCCCCCTGAGATTTGAACTCAGACTACACAGTGTTTGGGACTGTTGACTACTACCAATTGGTCTAGAGGAGCGTTGTTATAGCTCTGGTCGGATTCGAACCGACACTTTAACGCTTCTAGGGCGCCTATCTCTACCAGATTGGATTACAGAGCCTCATTTATGACTTTTTGAATCTTTTCCCAAAGAAGATTTTCCTTTGAAAGAATTAATATTTTAACACCATTCCGTTTTTCGACTATTTGAATTTTTTCTTTGTCAGATATGCCAAACCAAGAGTTGATGCCATTAATAAGATAATCATTTTTAGGATCGAGAAAAACATTAAAATCAGGAAGATAAAAATCGGGATAATAGCGATGGGTTACGCCTTCGGCATCTTCCCACACCAGGGGATGTGGTCGAGTCCATTTGATTCTGTTCTCGTCCAATTCTTCAGCAACTTTTTTCTCATAGGAAGAATTTAAAATTACTCCTTTGTAGTTAAAATCTTTTCTTGAGTGCCTTCTTGTACTTTGCCCTTCACGGGATTTTTTGGATAAAAGAGCTGACAGACAAGCAGGGCTACAAGTTGCTCTTTTATGTTTCCCTTTTGGAATCTCAAAGGTTTTTTTACAAATTGCACAAATTACCTTCCTATCAATAAATTTCTCTCTTTTTCTTTTTTTCTGATATCTTTTAAGTGTACGTCCCTCTATCGCCGCCTTTTTCTCGGCAGCTTCTATGCAACTCCTGGATCTCTTTTCGTAAGTCTCTTTAGAAAACACTCTTTTATTTGCACAGGCCCTGGAGCAGTATGTGGGTATTGGCTGCTTTCTTTTTGTTCCCTTATCCCTTCTCCAATCCTCAAAAAATTCTTTTCCACAAGCTTTACATATCATAGAGTCGAACCCTCCCCTTAAGCTAATTAGTTCACCTTTTTCGGGGGGTTCGACCACCCAATTCCAACACCTAAGCGTGTTTGCTGCTGAGTGGATTCGAACCACCACGACACTATGGCCACTGCCCCCTCAAAGCAGCGCGTCTACCTATATTACGCCACAGCAGCGATATTTGCTTCGGGAGAGACTCGAACTCTCAATCCCTTCCAGGCATCTGGGCTTAAACCAGATGTGTATACCATTCCACCACCGAAGCAAGATAAGCTAGCAGTAGAAATCGAATCTACAACCGGCTGCTTACGAAACAGCTGCTCTACCATTGAGCTATGCTAGCAAAATATCCCAGAAGCTTTGTGGCAGGGCAACATTATCGATCATTATAGCTTCTTCAAACAAAGGAGCTATGTCCTGCACTGTCCATCCAGCCAGTCCTGTCCCTATTGCTGTTACGAGAAAATTCTTTTCGCTGTGTTGTGTGGCGTACTGCAAAAAGGAGTCTACATAAGCTGCTATTTCCGAAAGGGAGAGCTTGTTCTTCACCCATTTATCAACGGTGGGGATAGCATAGGTCTGTCCTTGCAACCCCTCTGCTGCTCCATATTGTGCTCCCCACTTTAAAGCAGTTTTTGCGGCTCCTAGTCCGTGACGTCCTGACTCGTTGGAGCCAAAAACGAACACCTCGTTGTCCTTTAATGCGGTAATGTTTTCTTCTGTTATTCTGTCTGTAGTTAGCTTATACATTTTCCTCAATAACCCCTAATACTTCTGCTACAACTAATATAACCATTCCTGCAGTAAAATTTAATAGGGCTGCAAGATATCCTGCTATACGCAGGATACTTTTTATCGTTGATATTATGAAGGTTGCCCCTATTACTAATTATTTACTCCGTGAAAGAATCGAACTTTCCTAAACTCTGCTTATAAGGCAGGCCCTTGCAACCAGCTTGAGTTCCGGAGCATAAAAAACTCGGAAGCACTACTACACTTCGTCGGTTACAACCGAAGCGACAGGACGCCCAAACCCCCTCTTCTCCATGTCAAATAGAGCGTGCTTTTGTGCGGCAACACTGGACGATGCTTCCCAACGCTTTATCAACTTGCCGGTTGCATCCACGTTGTTAAGTATAAGACAACAGGGAGGGATTCGAACCCACGAAAAACTCCTTTGCAGAGAGCCACCTTAACCACTTGGTTACCTGCTGTTTACTTGACGCAGGCTGGATTCGAACCAGCGTACTCCAACTACACGATTGACGACCGCTTAGAAGGCGGGGGTGATACTGCGCCGTACCTATAATATAAGAAAACCCTACTTCCGTTTCCACCTTCTCATACTTTTCTCTAAAGAAAAGCGAGGATCGATTTCATCTTCATCCCAGCGAGGATTACATCGTAATGTCTTTTTATAATCAAATTCCACTTGTTTAATATCGAAGATATCGTACGAGCAAAAAACGTGTTTGTATTTTCCGCCATCAAGAGCAAAGTCCTCAGCACGCCGTACTTTTTTGCTGGCACGTCGTTTACGCTTTCTTGTCTCGTGTTTTGACCAGTCGGTTATTGCAGGAAATTTCTTTATGCTTCTACTCATTGATGCCTCCCTAAGCCAACTACTAGAATTGAACTAGTGCCTAGTCCGTACTAGGAACTCGTACTACCACTATACTAAGTCAGCAAGATTGTACTATATGCTGCGCTTCTTTAGCACATCCTCCCAGTAATTATCAATAGCCTCTTGAGGGATTCTATTAATAACCAGCTCAGGAAGGTCGATAGGCTCACCATTCATAGCCTTCTCCGCTGCTTTAATCACTTCGATTACTTGCTCTCTAAGGGCAGGTCTCACGGTGTCTAGAAGATCATCTGAATTGTCATACTTCGCAAATGCTTCCTCCTTATGGAAAGGGGCAGAATCGAACTGCCGCCCATCACATTTTCAGTGTGCCCATCTACCAACTGATGTACCTTTCCATTACTTTTTTACCAAAGCGCATCGGATAACCTACTTGCATAGGCTTTCAAAATCAAAGTTTCCTTTACGAATAGCATTAATTTGTTCTTGAAAAATATAGCTAAGATGTATACCTGATTGATCCACCACAGCCTTCATTTTTCTTTTGTCATAATCCCCAAAATAGCCCTTTACTTCTATATAGAGGTTTTTTGCTGGTATATAAAAATCAGGAATATATGTTTTAGGACCGCTATCAAGCATATAAGAGATGTATATTTTTCGGACCCATATAATACCCTGATTATTTAGCCACTCAGCCACATCTCGTTCCCACATACCTTTGCATATGTAAAGCTCTCCAAGATTGTTGAGTACAGGATAATTTTTAACTTGCCGAAATCCTCCCCGGTCTCCCCCCATTTCTTCTATTTGTGTGGCCCTAGCCAGAGAAATTTTTTGACGAGATTCCAGGGTATGCCTTCTACCCCGACTACTTGCTCCTATTTTAGCTCTTGTCTCCTCTGACATAATAGGCTCTGGTAGCCCTAAGCGCCTTGCCTTTAATACTTTATTTCCCGGTCTATGTCCCGGCCGACCAGGAAGAGCTTTAACTTTTTTAGCTTTAGGAATGCCGTCACAAGATTTAACGTGTCTATTAAATCCCTCTGCTCCTATGCTGTCACCACATTTGGGGCATTCTTTGCGATATCGAGTTCGTGGTTTTCTCATAATTAATTAGTAAGCTACCTCTATAGAGGCAGCTGCTCTTAAACTGAGTTATATCCAGCTGGGAGGACTCGAACCTCCGGTGATTGCCTCCGTGTAAAAGAGGTGCCTTCGCCGCTAGGCAACAGCTGGGTGACTTCCAATTGAGTTAACCGAGCGTAGTTTCTATTTTTGTTTACTAAACAGAGGCTTTAACACTATCTGCGTTTTACCCTCTACATCCTCGTGAGTGATTTCAGAGACATCGTATGAATTTTCTGTCTCTGTGATTTTCCACGCAGCACCGCTAGCGAAGCGAAGAACACCATCTGCAGGAGAAAGGCTTATTCTGTTGGTGCTTTCTCCCTTGGGCTTCCAAAACACAAGATCAAACGTAAGGCTCTCTTTTTCCTCGAGCACATCCATTACTACTAGATCCTTTTTGTTTTCAGCAATTCTCCAAACATCCCCGCTTGAAAACTTTACGAATTGTGTGGTCCCTGGAGTTACATGAGCGGTATTTTCATACGCATCAGCAATAGATTCCCTTTCCATTTTAAACCTTCTTAAAGGGTGAAATATCGGTACTGCCCCGATCTAAACCAGATCCACAGTCTGGCGCATAACTTCTCTGCCAATTCCACCAAGAAATATCAACCGTCTTTACCAAAAGTAGCTATTCTCCAATTGTCCAATTTTGAACTATCTCCAAATTTAAAAAACTTCCATTCTCCTTCTCGTGTTTCAGCGGCGATGCTCCCAAATACCTCTCCGTACCATTCTCCGAATTCGAGGTGAGCAGTAGAATATGAAATCCCTTCAAACTTTTCTGTGGGTTGTTTGCTATCAACGTATTGCCAGGAATACAAACTCTTGCGAGCAAAATACTCGTCGAGGGTTATTTCTTTCATGTCTTTTGGCCAGCGATTGTAGTGATTTTCGTATCCGGCGATCTCTTCTCTAGAAAAAACTTTTTTATACATCATAATCGGGTAATTCTCCTTACACATATAATATAACAAAAAAAGTGTAAAGGGCAAATAGGAGTGTAATGAGTCGAACATTATAGACTCTTTCATATTTTCTAGCTTTTTTTCATGAGTTCATCAGCACCACCATTGGCAAGAACCCAGGCTCTTAAAATTGTTTTTGCATTTGCTTCTTTAAAGGCAGAATCAAATTCTTCTTTATGCTTTTCACAGAGACAAGCCCATACTTTTCCATCTTTTCCTACCTGGTCTTCAATGCCTTCATTTTCACAATTCTTCCATGTGCATTTCATTTTAATCTACCTTTGTTACTGAGCTATTATTTGATTTAGGATGATATTGTTTTCCACATTTCATACATCGAAATCCTGTATTTATAGATCCTCCACAAGAAGGCTTTCCACTTGGCTTTGTTCCATCTGGAAAGCCTTGAGGCATTTCTGCCGAACCTGCTCTAGTGTCTGATTTTTCATGCCCTCTCCTATTTTTTAAACCACTTTCTAATTCTGGGTTTTGGATACCGATATAATATTTCTAAGATTGCTTCTGTGTTTACCTGCTTTGGAGACACCGGACTAACTACATACCAATCCTCACCAAGAAAGTGATTAATTAATACATTCAATCCTGTCTGTGCATCAGTAGGCGGACAGAATATTCCGCAACTGTCATCTTCTACTACTTTTTTTATATATTCCTTAACTTTCGTCTCATACCTCTTCATCATCTCAGTCATACTTCCTCCTTCACACCGCACGGCTCACCGTTCTCACGTTCGCCAACTTCAAACAGCCCTTGGTAGGTGATAAAGGTTCCTGTGCTATCCTTCACTCCATTATTGTCGTAGTATGTGACACTATCAAAGCCACCACCATTCTATACCAAGTTATCAGCTTGGTCCCTGCAACCGGCTGGGTTCACTCCCAAAAAGATGAACGGTCTGGGTACTGCCCCCAGCTCGTTGGGTTAAAAGCCCAATGGATAACTTCTTTCCTAACCGTCCAAAAAGAGAGCCGTGCAAGTACTGCCCTTGCTTAGGTGGGGTAAGAGCCCACTAGATAACTTTTCTCCCAACGGCCCAAAATTATGTCAATCGTTTAAAAGGAAACTTTCCTTTTATTTCTTGCAAGAAGAACTTACCAAATGAATCAGCATCAGCGAATCTACCAAACAAATCACCATCTACGCCTTCATATTGATATACTCCTCCACTGCGGAAGTACACTTTCATGTGTTCTCCATCATACGAAATCTTTTCAATGTTACTTGATTTACTTGCATCAATTTCTTGCATATTAATTCTCCTTAAATGGACTCATAATCCATTGAAATGCTCCTTCACGAGAGTCGAAGATATAGCTCTTTTTTCGCGCCATAACCAAAGCCAGGATAGAAAAGTCTTTTGGGGAAACGTTCCCTACAGCCACATATGGTCCAGCAAGACGCTTAACATCTTCTTCACTATGATAGGGGTCTATAGCCGGCCGTTGCCCTCTCTCTATGAGAATATGTTCTTTCTCGGCGTTAAACAGATCATCGGTTATAACTAACCTCTGGGGCCATTTGAGAGGCGTGACAAGAAACTCGCAGCCCACAGTTTTGTTTGTGATAAGTTCTTCAATGTTTTTCCTATCCTCTTCTGTCAACTCTCTCATATTAAGTCTCCTTTTTAAGAACAGGTCCACCCCGGATCGAGCAGGGATCAAAGAGTTTGGAGCTTCTTATGATACCATTACACCACAGACCCAATATAACGACTGGCTTGGAGAGATTTGAACTCCCGCATAAAGTGCCAAAGACTTTCGTGCTACCATTACACCACAAGCCAAAGAAGACACCTAACGATGTCTTAACTACGGGGCTTCGACTTGAACGAAGAATATCTGCTCCAGAGGCAGATGGTTTGCCAATTAGCCTAACCCGCAAAGTATTATGGGGAATGGAGGAATCGAATCACCTGACACCACCTTGCATATATAGGTCAAGCGATTTACAGTCGCCCGCAAGGATCATTCCCCGTTTTTATGTTTTAAAACTTTTCTATATTCGTTTCTTAAAGCTTGACCATGCTATTTAAATCTTCAAATTCAGCTAGCAACAGCTTTAGCTCTCTTCCTCTTAACACCAGCAGAGTATGAGGAAATTGTGACCACTTGGCTTCATCTTTTTTTGTTTTATATCCCTTGATTTCTACATATTCCTTTGTTTTGGGTAGGTAAAAATCTGGCGTGTAAAATCTTGATTTTCCTTCGAACTCGTAGGCAAACCTATCCTTACATCTTTTCCAGGTTATTTCTTTTCGATCTAGGAACATCGCGTAAGCAAGTTCCCATTTTCCATGAAGATCCACACCATTGTAAGAATAGTGCATTCTCTTGGCCAGGGAAGTATGCCATTCTCCTCTAGCTACTTTTTCATGAATTGTTGCGGATACTTTTTTACCATTCTCAATACGCCATTCGCGAGTTCTTTTTTTATTTTGAAGAGAAATCTTTTTACGTGCAGACTCTGTCAAGCGAGGAGGAGGAAGGCTAAGCTCCGCTGCTTTTATGTATTGATTAGAGGGCTTGCGTTTCATAGCCTGCGCCATCACAAATTCTCTCCCTTCTTCTGTGTGAGATCTCCAATAGTGATTTTTTATGCCTTGCTTAGAACGCAGACTTCCACATACAGGGCATTTAAATTTATTATCTACTTGTTCAAACTTGAGCGAGGAGGTAGTTGCCTCTTTTCTTCTGTTTTTGCAGACTTTCTCGTGCTTGACTAAGTTGCAAGGTCTCATATCTTTTCCACAATGCTTACACTTCATATTTAATATGTACAAAGGGCGAGCAGTGGTCTGTGAAAAGCGTGAGTTTAACTGCCCAGGGAGGTGCTGCCCCTCCGACATTGTGATTAACAGTCACACGTTCCGCTGCTGAACTACTGGGCAAAATAATTTGTAAGGCTATCGTCATCGACCCGACCCGGCCAACCATACAAAATAGAAGCGGTTCCACGGGAGTTCGAATCCCGCACTCAAGATCGACAATCTTGTGTTTTAACCAAATAAACTATGGAACCAAAAATAAACAGCAGCAAAGGAATCGAACCTCATTTCCTAGGATACCGCCTGGACACCCATAGCTGATCAGGCTATTGAGCTGCTGCTGTAAATAGACTAGGCGGGGTACGATCCCGCAATCTCCGTCCTTGAAGGGGAGGTGTGTTGGCCAATTGCACTACTAGTCCAAAACCACAAGACACCATTCTTATACGAACAGCTGTTTTCCCAATTAAACCACACTTCGGGTTAGGAAGTGACAGGATTTGAACCTGCATGCGCCGTTTTTCACCGTGTTAATTTGCTGTTGATGTCTTTCTTATTAATTTAATACTGTATAAATGTCTTCTTTGCGAATTTTAGTAATGGGCTGTACTGTACATATTTCTTTCTGAAACTCATGCATCATGATAGCCCGCTTTACAAAGGAGGCCTCACTGCTAGCAAGCTGTATACCATTACGTAACACTTCCATTGGATCAAAGCCTACGATATCAGTATATTTCGTAACAAGTACGGGATATCCTTCGTAGCCCTCTTCCTCATACATTTCTTTAATAGCCTTCCAGCTTTTAGTGCATGCATGAGTTCTTTGTACAGCAAACGATCTCCCAGCTTGTGCATGTTGCAGCACCTTGTCGGCATCTACAGATAACCATATACGGTACAAATAGGAGTATCTACGAAATGCTCCATACTTCTTCACTAGCGAGATAAGCTCCTGTGATATCTCTAGAGGCTTCCCACCTGCAACGTACTCTGCTAAATCCATGTATACTTGTTGTTCCATAGCTATTTAGTAGGATGCCTAAACGAGTGCCTATCAAAGCCGTGTATAGCAGCTTTGTCTTCCTCACTCATGTGAAGGCTTACATCTTTATCATTACCAAGAGAGGATATATACGTGTTGATTGCCTTCCACAGCTCAAACGGATCAAGAAACTTAGTAAGCGACGTATTCTTGAGAATAGGAAGATATACACTCGTATGATCCTTCTCTACCAATCTAATGACCTCTTCAATAGACTGAGGAATATAATTTTTCCGCAAAAGCTTACGATACTCCGCAGCCCATGCTCTCCTACCGTCTACTCTGTGAATACTCAACGGAGAACCAAAGAAGTTTCTATTCTCTGCGAATGTCCTCTCCAGAGATAATGTAAACGATTTGAAATCGCAGTAAGCACCCTCCTGAATATCCGCTACGCGCATAACATATTGCGTGTTACCAGCTTCCAGCAGTATGAAATATGTATCTCGACGCGCATACGGGTGACCTGCTATCCAAGCCAGTCTGCTATCGGTTAATATCTCTGAACCACGTCGATCGAATACGATGTTTTTGTCTACACCGTATATGTGAGAAAAATGATCATAGAAATCTCTATTCCTATCGATAATATACATTTTCCTTCCTCCTAGTCGAGTTTACATCGCAGCCACGTGATTACTACTGCGAGTAATACTCCGCTCAGCGTAAAAGCAGCAAAATACTCCATCTTGCAACCTCCACAAATTAAGCTGGGCGAAAGCTTTCTCTCTTCCGTTTCGACATACATTGCTTACCTTTTGCTGCCAATGTACACCCTTTAGAGAAGGCAGGATTCGAACCTGCGTGGCTTGGTGTATTGGTCGCAGGCACCACACCCCGCCTTAGCTTGCGTCAGTCATAAACCTCTCGACCACAATCCCACCCGCCGATTTGCATAGGCTGGTTCGATGGCAACCCCAAACCCACGAACGATAGTTCATAGGCCAAAGACAAATAAAACAAGATGCATTTATAAGCGTGCTACCACTACACCAAGTCGACAATGCGAACATTGCTACCGCCTAGAGGAATCGAACCTCTGTCTCTACCTCCCAGAGGTGTTTAATTTGCTGTGTGCATCTTTCAAAACCGTTTGCCTGCTGTCGGAGGACGTCATCTCTTAGACAGGACTTACTGTCGGCAAGCATCCAGGACAGCTCTGTGGGTAGCTAACCTACACAAAAGAGCCGAGATGCTTAACATTCTAGCAGAGCCCGATACTGCCTCGGGTACAAAGTGCTTATGAGACACTTATGTCGCTTGTCCATCTCTCTGCGATGATTACAAAATAAAGGAAGCGTCCTACGACTAGGAGGATGGCATCTCACCACCTTTGCAAGGAGTCGGGATTCGAACCCGCGTTAACCCGCCTACTGGGACACCCCGCTTTGCTGCTATGACGTCTGCAGCCTCGCTTCCAAACTAGGTTTTCTACTGCCCGTGCTCGAGTTAGACAGCTTCGTGGCTCACGTATCTTTCCCCAGCTAAAAGCTGTTGCAGTCGCGATCTGCCGGGAGGCGAGAGTGCATTCAAAAGCCGTTTGCCGTATGTTTCACCAGAAACAGAGCTACCACGTACCTAATTCTTCGGAAAGGTAGGAATCGAACCTACACGACAGCGCCCCAAACGCCGCAGAATACCATTTTCTCACTTTCCGCAGTTTGCCTGTCTCTCCAAGCTGTCACCCATCTTTCAGCATCGCAGTTTTATTTCTGTTGAGTAGATGCAATTATGAGTTTCCATCCCACTGCTCAGGTGGTTGTTTGTGTCTCATTGGAACCACTGGGAATCGAACCCAGAAACAACAGCGGTCCGTTGTAGGCTTTCGCTATTGTGAGAACCATCTGATGGCCCCGAAAGATGTACTAGCTAGGGAATCGAACCCTTTCTCGCTATCCAAGGCTCACCCTTGGTAGCAAGATGCTCCAAAGGCGTTCTGCAGAACACTTAGTCAGAAGCTACTTGCAAGAATGGTCTAGTTCTTGCGGAGTCACTAGTACAAAAAGCCAGTGGTAGGATTCGAACCTACGATGCCCTTTCAGGTACGGTTTACAGGACCGTCGCACTCGTCCTCTATGCGACACTGGCAAATAATAGGGGCGATGCATCACCCCCGGCTGATCACGCTCAGCAAGCGCTGGTTCCTGCAGCGACCAGAAAGCACACCATGCACGAAAGCGCTTTAGACGTCATGGATTTCGGTTCTACCATCCCAGCAGAACCTTGTGGACACATGTGGGGGTCGAACCCACGACATCCTGCTTGCAAAACAGGCGCTCTACCAACTGAGCTAATGGCCCAAATAACAGCCCTGCGCGCGCAAGGCCGACGGATCTTTCGTCACCGTATTACGAGTGATGTTGACGCAGCTCACTACTGGGAGGTTTCTTCTGGAAGATCTCTCTAGACCCCCGCTTTTTCCTCTACGGGAAGAGGAAGGTAAGGAATAAGCTTACCGTTGATTCATAAAAATAACGGTCTCAGCTACAGAACGTAGCAGGTGGCGCCACCATGGACCGGAGTGGGATTTGACGTATCACTCATACGCATATCGTTGGTCCTGGATATGACTGGGCAGTGTTTATGGAATCAACTATCTAACCTCGCTTTCTTTGGTTGGGAAGAAAGTGATAAAAACCTGTACGGAAGGTGTAGGATTCGAACCCACGGCCCGGGGGCTACCCGAACTCACCGTTTCAAGCGGCGCGCTTTTTATCCAGACTCAGCCAACCTTCCAAAAAGAAAATTTGAGGCAGTGAGTAGAGCCGTCAGTACGACGTACGTAACAGAATGCTCACTATTCAGCAGTCTTATAAATGACCTAGGCTATGAAGGGACTAGGCGCCATACCCTTCGTTTCTTTGTCAGTGTTAATTGCGCTTTTCGCCAGTGAATTAATTAATGCAGCGTTGCCGTATCAGAGAAGTTGTCTGTATCATCACGAATATTATATGTACTAACACCACTTACTCCTTTATAGGACGACTTGCCGTGCACGTTGCGGTACAATCCACTAGAAGGTAGAACTAGTATTCTACTACCATATTCCCGACCTCATTACTCTGAACGAGATAAAGTCACGCTCTTACGCGTTGTAGCCTATCGCTATATAAGCGGCCTCAAAGATTGTTTGTGAGTAGTAACGAATTGAACGTTATACAAACCTACGTTTGTTGCCGCTGGGCCCTACTCACTTTTGAAATCTTCGTATCTAGCACTCTCTTCTTGCTTGTCACCATCTCCCACAGTGGGGGACAGACTGTCTATTGATCTCTTTCCTGCGCTATACTGTCAAATATCGTGTCAGTAATATAAGAATAAAACCGACAAAGTTAAAAACAAAAAATACTTTTTGGAGCATCTGGGAGTCGAACCCAGGTGTGGATCGAAGCCTTCTTCAATCCGTCGAAATACCGTATATGCCCCTATCAACCTATCTCTACAATTCCTTCCCCAATTTCCTTGTACGTGACTCCTTCCGCTGACCATCTATAGATGCCATCTGAGCACGTTACTTCAGCTTCTTTATTCTCAATTGCTTCTAACAATTTAATTAACTCTGCAACCGTCGTAGGCAACCTCCTTACAATTATAATATAAGAAGAATATTCTTTTTTAAAAAACTTTTTATTTTTTTCTTCCCTTCCAAGAATGCTGCCTACAATATCCGCTTTTATTGCTTGGTGATAGCGGGATTCCGCAGGCTAAGCAATATCCTTTCTCATACATGTCTTCTACTTTTTCTACATGATACGTATCCTTCACATAGGTAATGTAGAACTTAATTTTGCGTTTATCAATAACCTCTAAGGGTTCATCAACGCACGCTTTCTTTTCTCTCCAGTGCGGATCTCTTGGACCCTTTACTTCTACTAAGTTTCCTTCTACTTCGAAATCCGGATAATAATGTCCTAGCTCCCCTGTCTTCTTAGTATATTCAAAAACACGTTCGCTACGGCGTATGGGGATTCCTTGGTCTATTGCCCAAATAACGTATGCTAACTCCCAACTAGAATCGCAAGAAATTCCCTTATACCATCCGCATTTTCCTCGTCCTGAACCAAAGTTTGGCTTTCCTACACGCTTTGGTTGTTCGCTTTTCTTACGTGTATGCTTTTGCGCTTTTTTCACGTACCCAGTATCCCGTCGGTAACCTTTGCAAAACTCTGGCATACTTATTTAGTTTTGCCAACAAATCCTCTCATTCTCCCATTAACACAAACCGCTGCTTCAGGCTTAGCATTAGCCACGACAATCCAATTACCTTGCTTATCGAGTTTCTCTAGGCGGTATACTGTTTTAAGTGTTCGCACACGATGGTTTTGAAACTCATATGTATTATCACTTGTTTTTTCCCACCCCATCTCCTGCAAATCTTCAAAGAATTTCTCCATTAAAAAAACCTCCTAGTTGCTAGGAGGCTTTCTTCCGGGTTGTTGGGAGCGGTTAGTTCTCCCCCTCCGAAATTAAGCCATCCTGTTTCGCATCACTATTGACAGTATAAGCGGGCCATACTTGTTTGTTGGACAATGTTGAGGGTTCTTGTGGGTCTAATGCTGTAAACGATATATACTTTTTCATGCTGTTTATATTAGTGGAACTTTTTTAAAACGACAAAAAATTAAAAAATTTCCTTCTCATGCCTATATCTGAGGGATATGAAATCCTCCCGGTAGCTGTTACGATTGTTTTTCTCGTAAAGAGTTAGTACAAAGAAAAGCCAGCTACCGAAATAGCTGGCTTACCAATCATTCAATCGTCAACCACAGTGTCAACCCACTGTAATGGTGAATGTAACCGTAGCTGAGTAGGTTCCTAAAGGGGCAGATGCTGACACCGGAATATTGTAGGTAAAAGCTTTTGCGTCTCTAAGAATACCATCAACAACAGTATTAGCCTCATAGCTTGTTATGAGAGCTGTGCCACTAGAAATATAATCAACAGAGACAGCATCCTCTGTTGCTGAAATCATATACGGAATAGTAGGTACTATCCCTGTCCCACCAACAAGTGCCATAGGTGTCCCACTAACAGAAACTGTAACTGTAGTGCTTGTAGGTCGTCTTACCATTACCACAAATCCACCAGCAGTGGCTGTTGTTGAAGTGTCTACCACAGTAGCTAGTGGGAGAACACTACTAGCAGAAAAGAACGCAGTATCAAACTCTGTAGTAGTGATTCCTGTATAAGACTCCACCACCCTAATACCACTGTTTGCAGTAGTCTCACCTACTGATGTAGTAATAATCACTTGGGCAGATTCTGCTGCCGCAAACACCATGCCGCCTAGCAAAACCAACGACATCACCAAAATCAAAATCCTTTTCATGCTAAACCTCCTATAATGTTTACGCATCATGGGAGGACTATAGTTGTTGATCATTCAAATCTACGTTCGATCACTCTACATCCTCCTTACTATACTATATTTTCTCCGAACTACAATACTGAGATATATACTTCGTCCTCATCAACCTCCCCATTGTCGATGGCATCTTGATCAAAATCAGACCCGTATAGTACCTCCATAGTTCCATCCGCAATACCTCGGAGTATTGCACCGTAGAATGTAGCAGGCGGAGTGCTCATATGCTCGCGCACTCTTTCAAGCCCCTCAAGATCAATAAACCCGTACGATGAAATCGTATCTGCTAACTGATTAACTATGTCCATTATACTATTCTCCTTACCATAATTAGTGCTGCAGCATCTCTGCAGCTATCTTTCTATAATAATTAAACAGTGCGCATTGAATAAGAGGAAGATAGAAGTCCCGCTCTTCAGAGGTAAAACATCCTTTATCACCACCAAAGCACTTCCCAAAAATTTCTTCTCCAGCTGGGTCAGGTACGCGCACAGATAAGTAGCCATGACGAAGACGAATATAAGCGATCTCTTCTCCTTCTACATACACATCGTATTGCTCCGGACAAGCTCCGCACGTCTCCTGCATGTCTATACCATCTCTCCAACGCCCCCAAGCCCCCTCTTCCAATAACCAATGCATATTCTTCTCCTACACCGCTTTGAAGTTCCAAAGGGGCATTACTCGCTCTACAATATCCACAGTGTCTTTTAGATAGCCTAAAATTTCATCCGCATCTTTGTACGCCCCCGGAGCCTCATCCAACGTTGATGCACAAACTGACGATGATACAATCCCCTTCATCTGCTCTTGGAAATCATCTAACGAAAGGGACATCTTAGCAGACGAGCGAGACATCTTTCTTCCAGCTCCGTGAGGAGCCGAGTAATTCCATTCTTCATTACCTTTTCCTACTCCGATAATAAGTCCATCCCGCATGTTCAGAGGAATAACAACACGCTCTCCTTCTTGGGCGGAAATAGCTCCTTTGCGAATAATACCATAGCGGAAATCGATGTAGTTATGCACCGATTCGATCGCATTCGTTACTGTAAATCCGAAGTGATCAATAATGCTCATCAATATATTCCGCCTGTTTAACGAGGCATACGCTTGTGCTACCTTCATATCTGTAACGTAGTCTTGCAAGCTATCGCCGGTGAGATACTCTAATCCACGAGCTACTTTTTCCTTGTTGCGAATACGACGACCAAGCTCTTCGCCATCAAATACTCCAGAAGGTCCAAGTTCGTCCATATATGCTTGCTTGATAGATTCTACAGAGACTTTGTTAGCCTCTTTCTCAGCAACTGATTGGTGGTATTTAGCTATTCTTAAACCGAAGTTTCGTGAACCTGTATGCACAGTAATCCAATACCCACTTTTTTCGCTTTTCCCACATTCAATAAAGTGGTTTCCCCCACCAAGGGTGCCTAGCGAACGCAGCACATAATTAGGATCCTGCCCTGTACGCTTGCATGTTTTTTCAATGTTCTGGCGCAATTCCTCATAGGCTCTTTGAGGTTCTTGATGAATATCATGCCCTGTTGGTATATGTTCACGAGCATAATCATCAAGTGCTTGGAGATCAACTTCGTCATCTACGTGCAACGACAAAACACCGCATCCGATATCTACGCCAACAATTGCTGGAACGACTTTGTCTGTTAAAGTGGAGGTAAAACCTATAGGGGCTATAACACCTTGATGTACATCGGGCATTATTCTGACCTTTGAGTTTTCAAAGGAGCTAGAATTTGCTATAGTAGAAAGGTCTTTTATAGCCCCTTTTTCAATTTCTGTTGCATACACTTTTATGATATTATATTTGCCTTCTATTTTCACGTAATTCATGATTTACATTTCCTTTTTGTTATATATGCGGGGGGTTAAAAAACCAGGCACATAACCTTCAGGGCATTCGGCGCAGAATTTATTTTTTACCCCGTTGTTAAACCAGTGTCTTCCTTTGGAAGATTTCGAGATTTTTTGCCTCCTCTTCTCCTCCTTTTCCTTATTTATATTCCTAGTCACTCCCGGGTGATACCCCTCTGGACACTCATAATCACATATATTATTTTTACCATCTGTGTACCAATGCTTACCATACATTGGGTTTCTTTTTCCTTTCTTGGCTAATACCTCACATGATTTCCCTTTATTCCAAGGCGTGTTTCCTTTTACCCACGTTGTACTACTACTCCAGCCGGGTTTTTTCACCCCCTTAAAAGGACTAGTTCTCCCTTTCAGGCTGGCTGATATCTTAGCCCTCACTTCAGGCCTCGAAGATGTACTTAGAGTTCCATTTCTTCTTTTTGTTGCTAACATCTTCTTTGTAATTTCTTTTGATCGGGGTTTACCTAAAAGTCTTTTGCTCATCCTTTTTGAAAAATCTTTCTTTATTTCTTCGTATCGCTCTTCTGTAATCTTATAATCGCCATTAGGTCTTGAAATAAAAGCATGCAGAGCGTACCTCATTTGAGGGCCTGGGTATATATGTATTAAATATTCGTGACATCGAAAGTGCTCGGCAGCTGTTAACAACACCATATTGTCCTTGTCTTTAGCGTGCTCAGGAAACAATGATCTAGGTAAAATATGGTGTCTTTCATAGTAGGCACCAGTCTTCCTGGATCTCATACCCATTTCTTCTTCTTTTTTTTTGCATTACTAATAATATCTTCGTACAGTCGCTTATAGTTTTTCATATCTAATTAGTGTTAATTAGATGCAACTCTCTCCAGCATGTACATCAGGCATAATTCTCACTCTTTTTCCCGCGGATATTGGATGATTAAGCATGTTGATGATCTGGGATATTGCTTCTTGCTCAATGTCATTTGTATGAACTATTGCGTCGTCGTACTTTCCGTGTAATTGCATTTTCTACTCCTAGACATATAATATAAGAAAAGTATCGATTAATCTATATCACCAGCCAAATCATCTGCATATAGTATTTTTTCTAGGAGAGCTTCGTCATAAACTGTGGCTCCCTGCTGACCTCCCTTGCGTAGGTCATACAGGCGATGCATTTCTTTGTGAGGAAAAGCTTTTCTCTTCCCCATCAATTCAGTTTCAATTCGATACTCTTTAGTAAATCGTGTACTCATGTTTATTTCCTACAAGATACGTTGTCGAGAAACTCCACTTCCCCCATAAACCATTTTTTGCTTATCTAAGCATTACTTCTCCTTCATTAGCTGCTTCTACTGTGTCATACAACAATACGTCATCATAAACATCAAATGGTATTACTGCTACAAGAAATTTCATTATGTGTTCCTCTTTGATTAACTAGTAATTGAGGGGGGGTATCCCCCCCTCAATCTATTGTTATGCTAGCTTCCTCAAGTAGTTTTCAGCGAATGAAAGCTCATTACTTCCATCAATAAATCCCGCAAAGCGTCTCTCACGGAAGCGATTAAAGCTGCTAACTTTCTTTGCAGGCTCCAAGTGAGAAGTATAGTCAGCAATTGCATTATACACGCCCCAAGCGGTGCCGCGGAAAGCCTTCAGATCCTGCTTCTCACGATAGATGTCTTCAATCAATTGACGTGCATCGCTATTGCGGCGATTCTTGGTGTCACCAGTAGCAAACGGGTTATACGGGAACATTTCAGCAAGCATTTCCTCAAACTGTCGGTCGGTGATTTTCACTTGCTGCAGACGTTCAGCTTCCCCTTCCAGAGCATCCATGTACGTAGTTGCCAGCTGAAGCGTATGCTGAGCCTCTGCAAGCTTTCCTTCCAGATTACCAGCGTGTGTGGTTGACCACGTACGAGTTGCTTGCTGAAGCCCAAGAGTGAGAGTGTTTTGGCATACTACACGCGTAGGAGTCATAGCAACGCGAACAGAACCCTTTCCATCATGACTATTGACAAACACTACATATGGAACGATGTCATCACCCATGATAGAGCGCATCGGAAGGCGAGCGAGCAACCATACGCGCTTTCCTCCAGCAAGTGAACCTGCAGTTTCATATTTGACCTCGACTCCGAAGTCGTTGTGAATGAGATGATCAGTGAAAGCGAAAGCATCTTCGTTCTGAACAATCTTATAGCGATCGCCTACTACTCCAAGAACCTTGTTATCTGAGGAGCGAACATTGGCGAAGAAATCATCGACGGGAAGAACCTCGCTGTCTGTCTGAGCGACGAGCGGAAGCTTATTAACCTTCCAGTCAAGTCCTGCGATAACCAGAGCATCGTGAGATGTTGGTGCCTCTTGAATGACTTCTCCGAGACCGTGCCAGGGGGTAATACCGTTTGCCGAAAACATTGTTTCTACGTTGTGCATTTATGCACCTCCTTGTTATTGCTTACACATATAATATAAGAAACTTTATAAAGAATTAAAATTAATTCTTCTTATTCTTCCATCCTTCTTTCATCTGAAGACAACGTCTTTCTTTTTCTTCCTTTGTTGCATTAGCCCACCAAGCCTTGGTTTTAGCTCGAAAATATTCGCTCCAGTATTCAGAATTTTCGCGTCGTTTTGCAACGCCCTTCAACGCGTTGGCTCGAGCTATGGCGCTTTGTTCCTCCTTACTAATTTTGATATTCTTCTTTTTTCCTAGAAGGGATTTGCTACGCTTGTCATTAGCTTCCTTTGTATGGGAATTAAGTCCTGATAACTTACCTTTCTTTGATTTACTTATTTTCTGTTTTGTTTCCTCAGATCTTCTTCCTGCAGAAAAACCCGGCTCAATATTATAGCCAAAGTCTCTTTTTCTGCACTGAGTAGTCTCCATATAACTATTCTCTAATTCATTTAGCTTATTTTCAGGTACCTCATTTTCTAGTATTTGAAATTCAAAAGCGTCTTCTCCATATTTATAAGAAGAAAAGCAAGAAAACCTTGAAATCTTCAGTTTCAAGGATGAATTGCTTTTTAATCCTTTTTAAATTCTTCTACTTATTATAATAGAAAAACAGGATACTCTAGAATTGGTACTTCTAGAATATCCCTAAACAAAGAATTAAGAATAGAGGTCTTAATTACGATGTCTGATACAGTTAGTCGCAAGATACACAAAGCATTAAAAGTAAGGCTATATCCTTCTGAAGAGCAGAAGATGATCCTTTATAAAACTTTTGGATGCTGCCGTGTTGTCTATAATGAGAGATTATCAGAACATATAAATTATTACAATACCTACAAAGATAGCCCCAGCAAACCTAAATTCAAGAGAACCTTGCCCAAAGAGCTAAGAGAAAAGAAGTATCCTTGGCTAAATGAGGGTACTATAGCAGAAGCTCTAATACAGTCGCAGAGAAACTGTGAGCAAGCATACTCTAACTTTTTTAAATCTCTCAAAAAACAAAGAAAAGGTAAAAAAGTAGGATATCCTAAGTTTAAGTCCAAAAAATCTCATAAAGATTCCTTTACTCTATGCATGATAAGGGAAAAGGATTTGGTAGACTTTGACTCAAGGACAATCTTCATTCCGAAGCTCAGAGATACTAAGTTCAGGATAGCAAATTCTTCCTTAAAATCAAAATGGATAGAGTGGTTCATGGAAGCAACCCCCCTTAATATGACCGTTTCGAGAAATGCTTGCGGAGAGTACTACTGTTCTATCCTCTTTGAGAGAGAACAAGATTTGAAACAAAGTATTAGACTATCCAATTCTACAGGTCTTGATTTCAGCCCTAATTCCTTGTATGTTGACAGTAATAATAACACCGCTCCTAATTATAAACCATATAAACAATTAAATAGCAAGAAACTAGCAAAATTACAAAGAAACCTTGTTAGAAAGCAGAAAGGTAGTAACAACCGTGAAAAAGCGAGAGTCAAGCTTGCACGGTTTGAGAAGCACATTTCTGATTCTAGGAAGGATTACATAGAAAAAGAAACTCTAAGATTAGTCAGAACTTATGATGTAATTGGAATAGAGGGCTTAAACTTGCAGGGTATGATGAAATTTTCGCATAATGCTAAAAATTATGTTGATACGTCGTGGTATACCTTCACTCAGAAATTGATTTGGAAATCTCAATTTAATAATTGCATCATAGTAAAATCTGACAGATTCTATCCGAGTTCAAAGACTTGTAACCACTGCGGATATGTTAATTCCAAGCTCACTCTTAAGGACAGAAAGTGGATTTGCCCTAGTTGTGGTATCGAGATTATCAGAGATCAGAATGCAGGAAAAAATCTTAGAGACAACGCAATCAATCTTCTAATAGAAGAGATAAATTCTGTTCTAGGTATGGAACGTACCGAAGTTATGTCTATGGAGGATATGGAAGCTGCATACTTTAATGGTATGTTAAGTGGAGTATCCTGTGAAGTAGAAAATCAAAGTAGTGATGCTTCGAAAAGAAGCTCTTCAGTCTTTAGCTGAAGAGTAGTTCACTGAACGCTCTTTGAAGATGAATGTTTCTGTGCTTACCCTTTCGTAAATCGTTAAAATGTCTGTTTTTGCGCACCCTTACGTTGGTTGTTTGCCCAACGTAGACTTTTCCATTAAGTTTGTTTTTGATTAAATATATTGCTGCCATATATAATTAATATGGCAGCAAAGGTTAAGCTGTGATGTTTTCCTATTACCCTTCTTCTTGAAAGAATGCGAGCAGTTCATCATAATCTTTTCCTGGTACTGCTGCAACATAATGATCACAGTATGTAGGATCAAATTCATCGGTGAAGTGCGTGATAAATCGATCGCCGAGATTCTTCTCCCACGCTGCTCCACCGCAGGCTACATAATTGCTATCCTCATCATCATACCCCATTCCACAATCTCCGCAGCGCGTATGGATAAAAATCACATCTTTTCCACAGAAGGAGTTAAACAAGATGTCTTGAGGGGAAGTAGCCTCTTCACTTGGTTCCAGCATTTTCATGAAAAGTGCTCCGCGATATCGTGGCACGTCTCCATAATGCTTCTCTATGTAATCATGCACCCCATTTAATGTGCCCATTGCGTATGCATATAAATTCATGTTTCCCTCCTAGGCAGCTATTGCTGCCTCATATTCTTTGGTCATATCGACGAAGCCAACGTTGGCGCAAAGAAGTGCAATACGCTCTTTGTTGTTTCCATCGTTGTCTTCCTTCTCAATCACAATCATGTCTCCTACAGACATCGATGTATGCGTCATGCCTACATGCTTGTCGAACATATTCTTCATATGGCCGAGCATTGTATCCGACATGAACATTCCCTGCATTTGCCGGAATATATCTTCGGCAAGCTCAAAAGGCTTGAAGGAACCACGAAGATAAAAGCAAGCTGCTTCAACATACCCTTCGGTAAAATCTTCGGTTGTTTTAGGAATCTCGCGTCCGAACAACAATCTCTTTCCTACTTCCGAATCGTTAACATACAATACCTTAACTATGTTTCTGTCTGCCATTCCCTTGTCTCCTTACATATATAATATAAGAAGAATCTACTTGTTGACAAAGAATTCCTTAATTAATTGTATAGTAGCTACAATACTGAGAAGGGAGAATACCCCTACAAGAACATATCGTGCGGTTGTGTTAAACCCACAAGGGTTTATTATAGCAAGTACAAGCCCACCTGTAAACATAATGCACGAAATCACTGCATCGTAAAAATCATCTTCACGCCACATCAGCCTCTCTCCTTTACGTTTGGATAGTACGAAGATGACAACTCCGACTGCCACCATTCATTCGTATCAATATCTACTACAGTAAGCTTTCCCTCCCACCCGGCACCTTGGTCAATGTTCCAAAACCCCTGATAATGAAAAGGAGTAAGATCTGGCTGTATCTGCGACGTGGTGGTATGTCCTACAAATACATGGGAGAAAGGGCGAATGTCTATAGGGGTACTGTTTCGTTGTGCTCGAACAATATCCATAAATAACAGTCTATCCCACAGCAGGTCCCGCGGTTCTACAGCATAGTTAGGCATATCGCGTAAATATTCTAGAGATAAAGTACCTCCATGACAAATAAACAAATCATCTTCTTGTATGAAAGTAGGGAGTAGCCTGAGAAATATAGAGTGTTCTCTTTTTTCTTCCTCAGTAATACTCATGTATGAACTAATAGTAGCTTGACCACCCTGACTTGTCCATATGCGTTCTGCTCGATGATCAGCAAGCCAGTTAGCGGCCCAATCGTCGTGATTGCCTAGTACACCATTAAAATGAGGAAGACCTTTAAGATAACGAATTACTTCAGCAGACTCAGGCCATCCATCAACATAATCACCTACAGCATAAAGAGTATCTTCTTGCTCATTAAAGTTTGCTTTTTGTAATACATCGCGCAGAGCTTTGTATGCCCCGTGTATATCTCCAACAATAAACCTTTTCACTCTGTTACTTTTTCAAACCTATACACTTCTTCAGATGTTTTGATCAATTCATACTCTTCCAAGTTTGAGGCAACAAGCTCAGGGAGGTTGATTCTCAACTCAGTTCCATTCTTTGTCTCAAGAGTATAAACAGTTCTTTTCTCTTCAGAGTTTTTTATTATTTCATTGATTTCCCTTGAAGCGGAAGAAATAAGATTACGCAGATAAACAATTTCTGAATTCAATCTATCCATTTCTGTAAAGGATGAACGCAGCTTATTCACCAACTCAACATTTCTTTCTTCTAATTTTTTGATAGCTTCTTTTTTATTTCTACTATAGACTAAGCCATATTCATAATGAATAGGGAAGAATTGACTAAAATACGAATGACCATCAATGTCTTTTAGTTTATTGGTAACCTTCTTTAATTGTTCAATCATCTCTTCTTTTTTCATCTTCAATCCTCCTTATTGTTACTACTTTCCATCTTCTTTCTCCTTCAGGGCAACAGCTTTATAGAACCTTCGCAAACGTTCTTCAAGATCAGGGCATCGTTCCATGATAGTAGGATCATCAATAGTATTTCCAATAATCACAACTTCTCTTCCTTCCCATGTGTTGAAGATATGTCCCAAATTCCAAGAAAGAGTATTCTTCTTTTCATAAGGGAGAACTTCAAAGTACTCTCCTCCATAAGTATTAGGTTTTATGACATCGTGCACAAAGATCTTATTATCATTCCTATCATTTCTTCCAATATAGGGACAGATTGTTTCAGGAATAACTTCAAGGAAGCTTTCAGGTGATGTGGAATCATTTCTTGAGAAATTTTTTGTAATAACTAAATGTGTGATGACTTCCTGTGTTAAAATTGCCTTTTCACTTCTATAAGAAGAACTACCTACACGTCTATAGTATGTTCCTTCAATCCACTCTTCAGTATCTATTCTTTTGGCTCTCACTAATCCCCAATAATTTAAGATCATTTTACTTCCTTATTGCTGCCTTCAAACACTTCTATATCTTCGTCTAGCACATTCATTGCCTGCTCGCACAGCTGACGCCCTTCTTGTTGGGTACATCCTTCTGTAAGTCCTATAGACTGTCCCCACTCAGCAATCTTTCTCCAAGTGCAACCTATCTTTCGTAAAAACTTAACAGTCAGGGCTTCGTTGTATGTCATAGTCAAATCCTTCATTCGTATGGGTAGGGGTCCGAAAACTTCACATCCGACAGAGGATCTCGTGTTAGTTGATCAATGTGAATATGATTTTTCTTTTGGTGTTCATTACACAACGTAACCCAATCGTTCCTAATAAAACATACTCTCCATAGTGTACCAGCAAATCTCACCCAGTCCCATTGTTTGATTGGTTTGCCCATATTATATCTCCAAAAACGTGCTAATACATACCATAGCAGCGAAAGCATTGATTAAAGCAATACAAAAACTTATCGCAATAGACTACCATGGGCTTTGAGCAAGTAGGTGGTTTATACCGGTAACCAATTGAAAAGCGCCACTGCCTATGTTTAATAAGCCAATTACTAATGCCAGTATTCTCATTGTAAATCTCCCTCATGTACAATATAAGAAAGAGTTACAACATATTTACTGTGTTTTTAAGTATTTGGTATAATTGATCACTCATCTCAAAACGCTTTTTATTGATTTCAAGCGACTTGTAAATGTCCCCGTCGGCGTGTCGCTCACTAGCTGCCTTCCAATCACATACCATCTCTACGAGGTCTATTAGATTCATTCCATTAATTCCATTAGGAAAATGCTCTGGATGGTGACGATTATTTGCGTAATGGTGTTCTAAAGCATCATACATGCTAGCTAATGTTTCTCTATATTCGTCACTCCCGTACGTGAGCTCTTTAAGAAGAGGGGTAACCCTATCAAATGTTTCCTTTTCAGGGGGAAGTAATTTACTCGCATCATGAAGATCTGCTCTGTCACTAAGAAATCCTTGAAAGATAGCGAGATATAACCCTACTCTATTTATATGTTTTCTTGTATCGTATGTTGAATCATACATTCTCTTCTTCATTTCTTCTCCTCTGCAATGCTATCCACTGAGCAAGCGTATCGTATACTTCAGTGTCTATTTCTTTAAAATCAATATCTATCGTCTTTCCTTGAAGATCGGTAGGTTTCATTTCTATTTCTTCTGTTGAGAACTCTATAGTAAACATATCAGGGATTGCTGTTGATTCTTCAGAAAATAATGTATTACGCTGGCTCATATGTTTTCTCAAAAATATCGGGTTTGCAGGGGTACAATTCGCCGTTAACTCCTCTAATAATCCAATCACCAGGAGAGACAAGCATCTTGCCTTCTAGGGTACTCACTTCCATGTAGAAGAAGTCTGACTCGTAAGAATATTTTGGATATAAGATTCCTTCATCCATAGCTTGGGTGAGCCAGTCAGGGGTTTCTTTAAATGGCCAATATTCAGGGGTGACATCTGGTCTCTGCTCCTCACATTGCAGCTGAACTGCTTCAATAATTACAGGTTTCTTTCTGAATTTCATGTTCTTTTTTCTCCTTCTAGTGCGGTGGTCACTAGGCCAATAAGTCCCTTTCCTTCAACAAACTTCATTGTTGCTTCATCCATCTCATGTTCACACTTCACAAATTTTCTTTCCATCATCATCAAAATCAAAATCAATCCAATGTCGTGTTCCTGTAGCTTGCTGATAGCATGTCATGAGATTGTTATCAATTTTATTGAGACGATTTGCAAGATTATCTTTCTTTCCACCACCAAAAGCAATAGATGCAATTTCGACTTGGTACTCGTTTATTAATGACTGAAAGGCTGAGAGTGCTTTTAATGTATCAGAAGGGTTGATATTAATGTAGCATACAAGAGCTTTGCTAGGAATAGGAGAGTTGTTCTTAGTAGTATATCCACGTTCATCACACTCCATCTTTCTCAAGGTGCGGATAAATCTACTCCATTCCTTCTTTCTCACAAGACGCTTTTCGAACATCTCTGTTCTACCAAGCTGTAATTCTTCCCGCTCTTCTGCCGAGAGGTATTTGTTGCGTGCAGACAGTGAAAGGAAATAACACTCTGTGTCTGTAAGAGGAGGCATTACATGATCGAAGAACCATTTTACTTCGCTCTCAATGAGTTGTATATACTTACTCATGTTTGCTTCCCCATTGCATTCCTTCTAGAACCCCAGCTTCGTATGCTTCGCGTACAATTTCCATCATTGCATAATGCATCATTATAGGAAGCTTGTGCTCATTTTCTTTTCGAGCTTTTCGTACTGCGTCGCTAAACTGCTTTTCTAGTTTTGTATTCATACATACAATATAATAGAAGAATTCAAAAAGTAAAAAAAAAATCCCAGGAATATTACTTCCTGGGAAAGGGTAAGAAGGACAAGGAGGATCTATTTCTTGCCGAGGCGTTGCACCAAGACAAAGAAGGCCTGTTTAATATATGGCCATGCTTTGTTGTTCTCAAGCAACTCAGCCAGGGCGATAACCGCAGAGGCAGCAATAAATACTATAAGATTCCAGTATTGGAGGTACCAGAGAACTACGCCTGCTGCGGCGATAGACAACGGTACTGCGGCTAGCCAATACTTCTGTTTGGGCTCAGGTTTCCAAACCGATTTGATATACCCCATCACAGTGGCGACAACAACTGATGCGCCCCCCGAACCTGCTAGTAACTGCCATAAATTATTTAAAAATTCTTCGCCCATAATTTTGATCTCCTTAATTAATTAGTGTCAAAAGACTTGATTGTCTAGTTGACCACTTCCATACTCAGCTTCTACATTCTTCGACAATCGCGATAACGTAAATTGCTGACTCTGCCATCCTTCCATGAGACGTCTAATATGTGCGACTTTCTGCTCCGCGTATGTAAGATTCCGTTCATATGTATGGTAATCCTCGCGGTAAGCAACACGTATATGCATCTCAATTTCCTTCGTTGAGTACCATTTAGTGGAAGCTAGGGAACGTGGGTTTAATTCATCGCGCTTTTCTATATACTTTGAAGCAAACCAATCCTCGAATTGTTCTTTAGCCTTTGCTAGCTCTACTTTGGCTAGTGCATTTAGCGTAACTAATCCTAGCCACACTATCTGGTGTTCCGATAGAGCACGGTTAAGCTCAAAGAAACCTGGCTGTCCATCAGCTGAATTGAACTTAGCATATCCCTTCATCTTCTCTACTTGCTGTTCTACGAACGTAAGTAGGCGCTGTTCAGCTTCCGGGGAGTAGTTATCAATAACCTCTTCTGCTACATGTTTTGGTCTGCGTACAGGTAAATCACTCATGTAGATAATATAACCTTTTACGAGGATTTGTTGAAACTATTTTCTTCTTCTTCTGCATCTTTTATGATATCATACAATTTTTTAGAAAAGAATCGAATTACGTATTTTATAATTCGCCCTGAAGATATTGCAGACATAAAGTTAGGAATATAAAATCCAAGAAAAGCACCTATACCGAATATAGCTCTCATATTTGGTATCTTAGTTTGCATGTAAGATGATGTGGCAAAGAGAATGCTTGCCGTTATGAGTGAGGAGCCTATTATACGAGACAATTTTTTCTTTTTTTCTATGAAGATTTCTCTTGTGGAACTTCCCAGCAACCCTGCAAGTAAGTATGAGAAGAACTCAAAAATTGCAAGTAGTATAGAGTTGAACACATCATCCCCATACAACTCTTTTAAAAATTCCATTATTGAAGCCTCTCTTACTGGGAGGAGTTTGAAGCATCCTCCACATTCATGTGCATAAACAACCAAAACAAGATAAGAAGAACGTATATTATGCCCATAATAAGAAGGCTTATAATAAGTGTGTTTTGCTCTTCGGCGGCATACTTCTCTCTATTTGCCCGCAACAATTCATCATGATAATTTAATGCTGCTTGAAAGGAGATATCGTGTTCCAAAACACTAAGATATCCAAATGAGGATATCATTCCAATGATACGCGCATCTGTCTTCGTGCGATTTTCTAACCGGGGGGCTCCACTAATAGATCCATCGCGATAAATATAGTATGGGGCTAAAAATTCAAGTCCTTCAAATGTGCGCTCTATATCTCCTTTATAAGCAAAAAACAAATCCTTAAGCTTACTTAACGTAACAGCAGCTACTGGTCCCTCTTCTCTAGGCTCCACTTGTAAAAATAAATATGATTCACTAGGAGAACCTACATCCAGTCCTACAATTTTTTGAAGAGTGTGTTGTGCTAATTCATCACTGCCTGTTATACCTTGAATCGTATTATATTCTTGTTTAAGGCTGTATGTAAGCGTATCAACTGCACAGGATTGAGAGAAATTAGAGAATATAAATGAATCTTCCTCTCCCCACCCAATAATAAGTGCAAAGGGATCATTTGTCTCACGTACAATATCTCTGAAGAATACTCCGATGATTGCATTATCCACTGCCTGCTGAATAACTGTGTCAGTATAACCAACGATTGCTAATTGTTCATCGAGAGTCTGCGCATCATACTGCTTTAATTCATTAATTACTTCCTGGGACAACTGCTCAACTAGTACAAAATTTTCCTCTTGTAATGTATCTAGCTGGTCTGCTACAGTATTCCATTTACGTTCTAATAATGTCTGCCTCACTTCTGTATAGTGTTTTTGTATGATCTCTACTTGCCAAATAGTTTCTTGAATAAGAATACCAGAAATCACCATAATAATAATTAATGGAATTATATAATATAGATTACCCATGCGTTTCTTAAATTTACGATTTCTCATCCAAAAAACAATAAGTAGAGTACCTATCAGTGCTGTAGATAACACTATATAAATAAAATTATTCTCAATCATCATTATCATCTTCCTCAGGTTTATTAATATCCACTACGTCAATTACATGTTCAGGAGCAAATCCGGAGATTCCCTGTGAAGTCATTTCTTCAAAAAATGTATATAATTCTTTTGTATTTACCATGTTAATTCCTCGCGCTTTGCAGCGAATTCTGCTAACGTATCAAGCACACTTCCAGGAAGAGGCTCATCATAAAAACTCAATTTGTATTTAACATATAGCAGTGATGAATATGCTAGCGTACCGAGCTCATCCTTTACCTGCAACACCATAAAATATGGGCTGTCTGTATATGGGTCTTTTAAAATTCTAAATAACAGATCATCGCGTTCGAGCATACCCGCTAACGGGCAGAATGCTTCAAAGGGATTCTTTTCCTGATGCTCCATTACTGACATGCTCAATGTGGTTAACCCATCTTCATGTTGTAATCGACGTAGCGGTACATCTTTCATTATAGGGAGAACAACAGGAAGCACCTCGCTGGAAATAATTGTGCGCGATAAAACATCATGAGTTCTCTCATCACGTTTTGTGCGAATACGCAGCATATCTGTTGGATGCGATGTGAGTAGAATTTGGTTATCTAATATCTTGCGTTTAATAGGATCGAGCTTAGCCCCTAGGCGTGCTTGCCATGAAGAGTGTTGTAGTCGACGCTCCGTACGCGGGATACGCAAGGAATATATCTCTACATGAGCTGGACGTGCAGCAATTGATATGTGCGCTGGTTGTTCTACTGTAACATACTCATACCATTCTTGATGAATATTTGGAGCGGTAGTATGAAAGGCTATTGCTGCAGGAGTAGTAGCCACAGATATACTCAGTCCCTCATGCACAATTGGAGCAGGAGGAGATAGATAGATATATGCTGTTTGTAGTGCTACTGTAACATCCATGTATTATTCCTCAACAGGAGTACTTGTTAATGTAAAATAATAGGGATCGCATCCGAACGTAGAAGATTGACCGCCAATCTGTATAATACCTTCAGCTGGCCATTCTATAGAAAAATTTCCATTTAACGATGTTTTTTGAGTTTCAAAGTCAAAGCAAGCGAGCAATGTGCCTGTTGCTTCTTCATAAATTACAGCATACTGAGCAGTGATAGTAGAGCTTTCCCATGTAATCAAATCAGCATGCATCTTAATAATATCATTACTTGTATCTTTTTCTAGTGATACGTTATCTAGTACCTTCCCACCAGCAGTGTAGTTATTACCGGTAATTTCAAACGCAGAGATTGCGCTGTATGTAAGATCATCAGGATTTGGTGTATAGCCACTCGAAAATAATGCTACACGCAGTACCGCTGTTTGTACGTTGAGTTGTTGCAACATAAATTGATATATAAATTCATTATAGACGATATTAGACATTCTTGTTATCTCCTTACATAATTAGTTATTCTCAATATGCAAGCTCATTTCCTATAATTTAAAGAATTCACAGCTTAGTATTATTTATTACTATATTTTTATATAATGATATTATTATATATACCTGAACTTTGTTCAGCACTAGAGCGTTCAGTACTAGGAGCTTTTTATCGTAAACTTTCTGTATGTTGTGTGTATATTGATCATGTGGAGGAATGATGGAACAATTTTCTATACAACTACGTCCATACACATTCGATGATATTCTCGGGCAGGAGCGTATAAAAAAGGATCTAATTAAGCGTGCGGAGACACGCACCTGGCCTAAGGCTATGCTTATGCAAGGAATGTATGGAACGGGCAAGACAACAGTTGCTCAAATTATAGCTATGAGCCTGCAATGTCAGCATACTGATAAAAGAGGCAATCCGTGTGGAGTATGCGCATCATGTAAATCTATTATAGAGGAGCGCTTTGATCGCGATACGATGCGTTTGGACGGCTCTCAAATAGGGCAGAAGGATTCAGTAATTGAATTTACATCTGTTATCAAAGTACGTCCTATGTATGATCCTAAGCGTGTTTTTATTATAGAGGAATCCGATCAACTTAGTTCAGCAGCTATTAATGCTCTACTTAAGATTCTTGAGCACCCACAGGATGATGTGCACTTTATACTCCTCTCCATGAAACAAGGGGGAGCTCCTCCAGCAATTCAATCACGATGTCAAGTGTTTAATTTCAAACCCTTTTCTGTGAAAGAAACAATGCTTGCATTGAAGGCTATTATGGAAAGGAAAGGGTATTGGAATGATGAGTCTATTCCTGCTACATTTAAGACAGAAGGGCTTTCGTTCATTGCCTCCGCTAGCAAGGGGTCGTTACGCTCAGCATTACAATACCTAGAAGCAGCTCTAGTAGGTGAGTATTACACAATTGCAGCGTTGCAGGATGCCTTTTCAACAGTTGATGAAGTTGCTACATATAATATATTGCGTGGAGTACTCTCACTATCGAAGGATGAAGGACTTTGGGAATCTATTTATAAAGCTGATCCAGCTGAGCTGTACAACTATATGACTGCAGTATTGGCGGATGTTATGATTTTTAAGCAAACAGGCTATATAAAAAATGAGATGTTTTTGCACAGCACTAAGCAGCTAGCAGCGAATCCATATGTGGATTCTCTTTTCGAGCTTATTACCAATTATCCTGCATTACAAAAACCATATGTACGACGCGCTGATATCATAGCTTCTCTAGCTATGTTTTATATTAAGCATAGTAATAAACCACCAACACGACCAGTACGGAGAGTAACATGAAAACAGTAGGTAAGGAGTACTTTGAGAATGAACGAAAAGAAGCGCTGGAATGGGATTTAAATCCTGTTAAAAAAGCTATTCTTATTCTGTTTGAAAATGAATTACGCGAAGAAAATTATCGTACGCTTTCACGGGATGAAGCAATACAAATAACCGAGAGAACATTCAAACAGCGTGGGTTGTTTGAAGTAGGTAAGGAATCTCGATCAGCTATGCGGGTACTTGCCAAAATGAAAAAATCAAAGACGCACGATGAAGCTATGATTGTATTGGGGGAGTATTTATTACAATGATAGATAATAGATCTCTTGTAATTGGGGTGCTTGCAACAGATGCATTCACTATCGTAAATAAACGTGTGCTACGCTATTTCGCTGGAGATGGAACACTTGCTATTATTCTCTGCGAACTTATTAGCATTTATAAATATATGATTTCTCATCACAGTGTTGATGAGTTGGATAGCTTTCCACTTCCTGTTGCTTTCCTTTACAAGACTATGAATCTTTCAGAATTTAAACAGAAGAGAGTATTACGTGAGCTACAAGCAAAAGGATTAGTTACAGTAACGAAAGTAGGTATGCCTGCTTCACGCCGCGTAGCATTAAACTTTGATGCAATAGCAAGAATACTTGATGAAGAAGCCGAGAAGGAATACAGGCAAAAAGAGAAGTCTAAAGCGTTCTATAATGAACTAAATGCTACCTGTAACACGCAAAATTTCTCGCGTAAAAACTTTCATGCAAAGCTAGATAATATTAAAGAACCACTTGCAGGGTGTATGTTCCTAGCTGTGCAACATTTTCGTGAAAAAACTAAGAGTATAGTAGCTTGGAGCCCCAGTACGCTTGGGGCGATTAAATCTATTGCTATGTATTACAATAAGGAAGAAGCATTTGACTACGGACGATTTGTAGATTTATTAAAAGCAGTCCCTATACAGGACTTTCATATATATGTATCAGAGTTATTTAATGCTCATAAGAGCATTCCGGAGAGATCACCAGACACAAGGGAGTATAGATATTGAGTGACGAACACATATTTGAATTAAATACGCCGCATATTGTTGGGGGCAGTGTAAAATTTATTAAGATGCATCCTGAAGCAAAACTCGTTAAGGGGTCGGAGGAGGCAGCAGCCTGGGATTTAGTTTCAATAGAGGGTGCTCTTATAGGACCAGAGGACACACGTATTATTCACACGGGTATTCATTTAGAGATACCTCCTTACTTAACAGGAATCATAGCATCACGATCGGGATTAGGTACCAAAGGAGTTGTAGTAGCAACGGGAGTGTCTGTTATTGATCCAGACTACCGGGGTGAAATTCTCGTTCCTTTGTACAACAGAGTTAATCGCGGGCATTATATTAATAAGGGAGATCGCATAGCACAAATATTCTTCATTCCTCGTATACATGTTATGCTAGAGGAAGTGCAAGAATTAAGCGAAACAGAAAGAGGAGAAGGAGGATTCGGAAGCAGTGGCAAATAAATCAGTAGCATCTGTTTTAGGCAAACTAAAAGGTGCATTCAAAGAAGCAGTAACAGATGTAAAAGTGGTAGGAACAATCCCGCGAGTATTTTTGGAATCCCCATCTCTGAATTTCATATTTGGAGGGGGCTTTGGTAAGGGAAGAATTTATGAGTTCTTCGGACCAGAGAGCTCAGGTAAATCTACACTTGCTACGTATATTGGAGGGGAGATACAAAAGAAGAACGACCGTCCTATTGTGGTATATATGGACTTTGAATACTCCTTTGATGAAGCGTTTGCTAATAAGCTAGGGCTCTCCACCGATCAAGACGACTTCATTTTATTGCGTCCTGAGAATGGAGAGACTGGATTTCAGCTGTTGAAAGAGATTATGGAGCAACTTCCTGTAGGGCTTGTTATTATAGATAGTATTGCGGCTACTCCGTCTATTGATCAGATGAATGATGCCTTTAAAGCTAACTTTGGGTCAGCAGCTAAGGTATTCAGTAATGGGCTTAAGTTCATTAATCCGTATCTAGCAAAGTATGAAACATCTTTGATTCTCATAAATCAGGAGAGAGCGAATGTTGGGGCTATGTGGGGTCCCACAACCACCACCCCTGGGGGATATGCAGTAAAATACTATAGCAGTTGGCGAGGGCGTATTACACGCATTGATTATATCAAAAATAAAGGGCTTATCACAGGAATTGTTTGTGCAGTAAAAAATAAAAAGAATAAAATAGGAGTACCGTTTCGCGAATCTGAGCTTAAGCTTTCCTTTGAGAATGGATTCAACAGTGAAGATGAGTATATGCAATTCGTTGTTGATCTTGGTATTGTTAAACAAGGGGGTGCTTGGTTCTCTAATGAAGAATGGGGAATGAAGGTTCAGGGACGTGAAGGAGTTCTTACATTCTTAAAAGAGCAACCGCTATTATTTGAGCAAGTCAAAAGACAAATAAATGAAATGCTTTGCAAGGAAACTGTGCTAGACGAAGAACATGAAGAGGTACATGAAGAAGAGGACGATATTCGTCCTCCGGAAGAAATGGATTAAGTGAGTAAGCCTGCTTGTTGCAGGCTTATTTTTTTATTACTACAAGGCGTACATTCGTCTTCATGTTAGTAAGTGTTTGCTTTTTAATCTCTATTATTTCAGCATCTTCTCCTGCTCCCTTTACCCACTGGAAGCAGCTGAGACGAATACGTACCTTTCGTAAAAAATTAACATATGTGTTTACAAACGGCTTACCATTTACTACACTCTCAATATCGGGAGTTTCGGTAACAAGAGGATCCACCACATCAGGAATGCGCTTCCTTCCTTCTAATGTAATATTCTTATTTGTGCTATCTGGAGATTTCTTTCGTACCTTCGACATCCACCATTGATCATACCCCTCTGATAGCCACTTGTATGTATTTGCATGCCACTGAGCTATATCCTCAGGAGAAGGGTCTTCTACAACATCATCCATTCCTGTGCTTTCAGTAGCAGGAGGGTTATCCTCAGTAAGATCGAATGATACTTGAAGGTTACCTAATGTATTAATATAGATAATGGGGGAGATAGGTTTACCTCCTGCATCTTGTGTATCATCCGAAACAAGGTATATATCTGAATCAGCGCTTACACCTTCGAATATACGTAGCGAAGATGGAATTTTTATACGCACACGTCCCTCATATACAGTAGGCTCTTCATATGCATTATGCATTGTTCCTTCTATAGCTTCTATACGTACAGGATAGTAATTGGTAGAATTTGTATATATAAATTCTGTATCCTCATCACGTACAAATATTGCATCATATAAATACCGATGGCTTTTTGGATCATCAGGATGCGCGATGGACTTCTTCAGTGATCCGTATCGTCCGCCTTGTAGCCATCCCAGCTCATCAGCATAGGTATCCCCGCCAGTACAGTAGTTAGGTATTCGCTTTGCTATAGCGTTACGAACATCTGCTAATGATATATCTGTAGCTGGGTTACGTACGATTTCTACATATGTTTTTTGACGATCCTTGTACCTATTGATATCAAGAAGCTTTCCTTCTGCTGTCTTAATATCAAGATATTCTTTTTCTCCATCCTGCTCATATACAAGGAGGTTTAATTGATTATCCTTTAACCATAACTCTACGCTATCAGCGGCGGGGATAAATTCACGTATTACTTTGTCTCTACTGAAGAAGGGGCAGCTATCAGCAACAGGGCAAGGGATACAAGCAAGTAAACACTTATCATTAATAGATTCCTCAACAGCTTGTAATATTTCCTTATTATAAAACTTACCTTCACGAATAACAGTTCCTTCTGAATCACGTTCCTCAACAAAGTATTCTAGAAGTGGCATGTCTAGTACAGGAGCAGTGCTAATGTAATCCTCGTAGGCCTCTAGTCTATTATTTCCTAAAGAGAGTGCTCCTTCTGCGTCCTGCCAGTTTATCATGCGCTGAGCTGCTTGTGCGAGATGCCCGCTCGTCCAATGCATTCTATTATTAAGGAATAGATATCGTTGGTAATAGAGGCTACTCGGCGATCCTTGCGGAGCTGTTTGCCCGGCAATAAAGCGTACTGGAACATCTGTTGCTTCGTCTCCTTCTAGCGATGTCTTTATGAACTCGGCTATTCGTTCTAAGTCTCCAGGGGCAATATGATCAGTAGGATCATCCCCTACAGAAAGCCACGGATCCGCAGCATTACCTAATTTAGCGTCGAGATTTAAACAGATGTTATATAAATCTCCTCCTGAGTCTATTTTCGTCATTAATGAATCAATCTCTTCATATAATTGATGGAACTCTTTACTTTGAATACGTGATACAAAAGTCGATATATCAATATCAGGAGTGTATTTGTTTAACAAATCAAAATCATTAGCAGTTTCAATTAATGGTTTAAGCAGTGCTGGCATTTGTTCGAGAGTCACATCAGGTACTTCTCTTATTTCCTCAACACCCTCATCGTTTATCACCTCTACGGGAGCAGTAGTAATAATAGGAATATCCTTTAACACTCCCCTTAGCACACTTTTAAGGTAATCCTTATTTGCTCCTGAGCGCCCAGACATAAGATCTAGAGCACGTAGCGAGTTGCTTGAATTATTTCTTTTATAGTTCTTAAACAAATCCTCTGCAGAGATAGCGGGAAGTCCGACAGCAATATCCATACCGCGCATTCTTTCTACATCTTCTTTCAGGTTACTAAATACCTCTTGTCCTAGTACATGAGTAAGCGATAGGAACTCACGCGGGTATTTTGCAGGCTTCATATTAAGAGACGTAGCAGCGTATGTTATCTCTTTAGGTCGAAGCGTATATATATAGCAAGAAGAACCAACTACATGCAGTTCTGGTTTTAATGATGAATCATGCACTCCTTCTTCGTATGCATATGTGGTACCATTATATGTAATATAAAAATTATCGCACTCAGCGGGTGAAGGAACATAATCTACTGCCTGTACTTCCATAGAGAATATATAGTTTTCATTATAGAACGTACAAAGAGAACGAGGAGCTGTAACTTCAAAACCAAGCGCTGTAGTAGATAGCAAGTACATCTTATTAGGAAATGAAGGAAACTGCGAGGTGGAAAGTGTAGCAGTATGTTCTGTAGGAATAAGTAATCGTGCTTGCTTGCTTCCTCCTTCTCCAAGAAGTCCTACAGATAATGAATTCTTTCGAATAACCTCCTGAGGCATAATACATTCTATTTTCTCGATTACTACATTTCCTGATGCAGCTGGAAGCCTGCTCAACCCATTAAGCTGCACATTAAATACTCGTGATGGATGATCTATCCAAGCCGTGGTTTGAGATGTATGCTGCGTACTCCACAACCATCCCCACAAACGTCGTCGTGAGGGTATAAATTTGGCGTTGACAGCGATGTCATCAGAATCTTGATCGATATTTAACGAAAGATTACTTCCAGATATTTTGCCACTCCAGATAGTCGGATTAAGTCTATCTTCATCTCCTACGAAATAGTCTAACTTTTCTCCGTATGCTGCATCCGAAACCATTCCATATATAGGAGTATATGTACGTAAAGGGGTAACAGATACTATTCCACCCACCCCGGACCACTTCCAGGAAACTTTCTTTTTCCTTCCTACAATAGTACGTTGTCGCTTATCGTGAATTGTTACCACATCTTCGAGAAACCCACCCAAGGACGCCCATGTAGTAGCATCTAGCTGATGAGCAGTAATCATTTGATTTTCTACAGCATCTACCAGATTTTCATAATGCTTTGTTGCTAGCCCTGGATATGGATTTCCTAACGAATCATAATCGAGTGTAGGATTTGAAGGGGTGTATGCAAGCGGTCGTGGTACTATAGTACGTTCGCTGCTGCCCCCAATAAGATGAGTGGGAGTATACTTTACTCCAAGGGGTATTGATACTCCATATTGAGCAGCGAGATCTTGATAATCGATAGCATCTTCACCTTCCTGCAGACCCCACTGCCATGTTTCTATGTCTTCTCCGTTATCAGCATATGTAGCGGGGGAAGTAAATAATCCATTCAAAAGACCAGATGCTCGCAGTACATACCCCTCATCACCGGCGCGTGCGTAATCTACCTGTATATCTGGAATCTTAGGGAAGCGCGCACGCGTATTATAAAAGTGAATTTTTGGATCGTATTGGGATAGAGCGAAGTTAATAAAGAATGGGGTTTCTTCAGAAAGAAGTTCTGTAGATGTTGGGGCAGTCGGTGAAAGATATCCTTCATCTGTAATAGAGGATATTGTAGTAAAATCAGGGGCTCCAGAACTCAGCGTATTGTATACATATCGTAAGCTTGTTTGATTCTTACGGTAAAAGTCAACAACAGGAATATCCTCAGTAATATTAGCGCGTATTTCTCCTGTAAGCACCTGCAATACATTATGATATGTTGTAATTCTTCTGTTTACTTCTTTAAAGGCAGCACGATCCCCACGCGGAGCATTTTTAGTACCCTTTTCGTCGTATGTTCTTTTTTCAATATCAATAAGAGCTCCATCAGCCTTTAACTCTTCTAGTACAAGACGATGCATCTGTCTATCTACATAGAACGCTGTAGACGAATCCTGGGCTTGCACGAGCTCTCTTGAAAGACTAATAATCTCCTCTTGATCGAATTCTAAAGCACGTGGAATAGAATCAGAGAACGCGGATGCGGAAGTAAATTCTTTCCAAGCATTCTCTCCTTGTTCTTCACGTCTTTGTAAATCACGGCCTGCTTTTGTTCTGCTAACACTAGCGCGAACATATGGACTAATTACATTTGCTTCAGCTGCAGCAGTTGCAGCGTCGTATGTGCGCGTCCATGTAAGATCCTGCACAACAGCTTGATACTGGGATTGGTGAACATTCAACCATGTCTCTACTCCCTCTTGAGTTTCTGCCCAGCGCTGTTGAGCCTCTGCTGTTTGTAATCGTTGCAAGCCTCCAAGAAGAAGAACAGGCACTTGTACTTCACTATTGAGAATTTGCTCTTTCAACGGGTATAAGAGAAGAGGAACAAGCTTCTTTAGCTCCTGCATGGCCATCTGAGCAGCTCGTGAGCTCATTTCTGGAACTACTCCTCCACCAGTTGCCCAAATAGACGCTGCATTAGAGATTATTTCCAGTATAGGAAAAGCTGGTTCTAGTTCATCCGCAAGATCCTTAACTGCATAGTAGAGAGTTAATATATCGGAAGCAACTTGAGCAATAGCTTGCACTTCCTCTAAGGCGTAGATAGATGCTTTTACCTCTGGATCGTTCATAATACTATTGCCCATATTTTGAGCAAAGTCTGTTACAAGCCCGGTAAGGCGTTCCGCAATAACTTGCAGTGTTTCATCAGGAGTACGTGCAAACGCTCCTCCGGATAAGTTCAATAATGTTTTTAGTTTAACCTTACGCGTTTGCTTAAGTTTGTCATAGATACCCTGCAGGCTATCATCAATGAAATCCGCAGCAGCTTGTCCAACAGCAGCACCTACGCTACTTACATCTGAAGGAGTTTGGAAAGAGCGAAATAAGTTAACAGACGATGCTCCAAGAGATTTTAATGCAGAGCCTACTGCTTCTAATTCTGATATCGTACCATCATCTTCAGTTATTGTTAATGCTTGAGTTAAATTTTTTGTGTCTTCAACTATAGTAATCATGCCCACACATCCTTCGATGGAACAGAATTAGCTCCCCCAGAACCACCGCTTACAAATACTTTTCCTTGCGGGTTAGTACCGAGCTTTATTTCCCCTTCTACGCGTACAGTTGGAGCGCTCAGTACAATCTCTTCAGGGGTAATGCGAAATATACTACTTCCCACGGCAACATCGACAAGTCCAGGACTGATTGTATATATAGTTCCACTACGGTATGCTATTATTGATGCTCCAGTTGATCTCTCGATAAAATGCAGAGTATTCTCGTTCCAGAACGTAACTTGAATGTCAGAATAATTTAATATTTTACCTTGCAGGTTTATATTAGCGTCGTCAAGAACATCAAATAGGTTAGATGGAATAGACGCGTTTTCATACTCATCTCTCCAGGAAAAGAAATTAGCATATCCTAATATGTAGCCCGTAGTATACTCTTCATTAGAGAGTACCCAGACGAGCGCTCCGGGTTTACCTGTAATTGCTTCATTCCTGAAAAAATGAGGCCAAAGAGGGAGGACGTTTTGTTCCAAATCCTCCATATCAGGGAGAACACGAACTTGTACGCGAGAGTCTTCAGCTGTCGCTGCACCTTCTATGCGAGCGAGATAAATAGAATACTTCATCATTAAAATTAGTAGAGATTAGAATTTGCTCAAATATAGTTCGCTGAAGACACCATCTTTCGTCCAAATTTCTTCAATTTTACGAATTACATACTCTCCAGTTTCCTTACTATCAGCTTGAGGAAAAGCTACAGTGAGCGAATTACCGATATTAACACCTCGCGCTGCTACGCTGTCTACAATAGTTACCAGCTGAAACAACTGTAGATCGTATTCAATAGCATCGTGGAGCGCAAGACCTACCGCGTCCTGAGGATTGATCCACCAGTGATAATTCTCACCATCTCCAGGAGGGGATTTTTTACGCACCATAGCGGATTCGGATTCGATAGAATCAATATGTATTTGCTTAGGAGGGTTATATGGAACATGTGCGGTGTCGAAGGAGTAGGAACGCTGAGAGGATAAGCGTGTACCTCGCGAATAGAAGTTATATCCATACATCGGAAGAAGAAGTACTCCATCTTCTGCATATACAGTTGAGCCTACAGGTTCCTTTAACGGTGAAAGAATATACGGAAGCTTACTTGTTTGCATGCTACTCCACGATTTAACATACACGTTACTATTATGATCCATATATGTAAAGAGTGGGGAGTTTTCATGCACACCATACTTCATTATTGTAGATAGAAAATCCGCTTGAGTATCCCCACTTCTGTATCGTGCGAATGCCTCATCAGAGCTACCTTCAATGAATGTTTTTCTTCCTCCTGTAAAGAAGGAATCTCCTCGCAGTACTTCTGAGGCAATAGCCGAAACACTTCCCTTATATGCAACCGTTCTTCGTTCTTGTGCGTAGAACCAATCGCTGATAAGCCCTATTTCTAGTGTGCGTATTACTTGCGGATTATTTTCATCAGACATCTTAGTGAATGTAGTAATACGAAGAGGATATGAACGTAGCAATGTGTTGTCTACC